AAAACATCGGTTTTCTCGAAGAATTGCAGCGCGAAGTCGTTGCCCGGCACAAGACGGAAACACGCCGGCTGACAGACCCGCAGCCATACGATTATTTGCTCAATCCTCGCGGCGATTTCATCCTTCCAGATGGTAGTCGCGCAGACCTTCTTGCTCACCGCCGTCTCGTTCGTCCCCGGTACAAGGTCGGCGAAGTTATCTACATCAAAGAACCGTATATCGACGACATTGACCCCGACAGGGTATTTTACAAATACGATATAGCAGATATCCAAGTCCTGCAAGACCTCGGATATGGGGAATACCTCGACAAACCCGGATTTTGGCGGAATAAGCAATCCATGCCGGCACGACTGGCCCGTTACTTCCTTCGGATAACGGCTCGACATGGCGAACGGTTACAGGATATTACGGATGAAAGTTGCAAAAAGGAAGGAATATTTTCCGATGCTCTGGAATGCAATTTTGGCCTTCCAAACATTCAATGTACAGCCCTCGAAACAGTTTTAGGTAAAAGCTGGCGCGATGCCTACGCTTCGCTTATTGATTCGACATACAAAGAGGGAACATGGAGAAAAAACCCCTATGTGTGGGTTTATAGCTTCGAATTTACAACCGAATTAACAGCGTTCGAACGCCGGCATTATGGACTCAAATAGTCAACCAATGATCGCGGAAAAGCCGCAGCCCTATTCCATAGAAACTTTCGGCAACATCGCTCTGATAAATGCCGACTGTATGGAAGTTATGCGGGAATTACCGGACAATGCTTTCGACCTGGCGATTGTCGATCCGCCCTATGGCATCAACGCCCCCAATATGACAATGGGAACCGCCCCGAAAAAGACCAAAAGCGGGGACGGAATAAGCGTCGCCCAGCGGCTAAAAAAGGGACGGCTCAATAGCGGTGGCGGAAAACTCAAAAACCGGGCATTGAACTCTATGCCTCTGACATGGGATTGTGAACGTCCATCGCCGGAATATTTCGCCGAGTTATTCCGCATAAGTCGGAACCAGATCATCTGGGGCGGGAATTATTACGACCTACCACCGACCCGCGGGGTTATCTGCTGGGATAAGGTTCAACCTTGGGACAACTTCTCACAATGGGAAATGGCGTGGACTTCGTTCGACCGAACGGCGCGACTATTTCGCTACTCATCACGAGGGGGGGGGAACGTCGAGAAGAAAATACACCCCACCCAGAAACCGGTCGCACTTTACACTTGGTTACTTTCCACCTATGCAAAGCCCGGCGAAAGTATAATCGACACACATTCAGGCAGTTTGAGCATTGCTCTCGCCGCACACGACCTCGGATTCAAGTTAACGGCAATCGAAATAGATCCCGAATACTACCAAGCTGCCCGGGAACGGCTCGTAAAATATCAACTGCAACAAAAATTATTCTGACATGGGCCAGATAACATTATCCGACCTCCGGGCCCGGCAGACGTGGCCAATCAACCAGAAAATAGACCACACCGTCGGAGCAATCGAGGCATTCGTAAACTACTGCGAAAAGCACGGCCGCAAACCCTACGTATCATTTTCCGGCGGGCTGAACTCAACGGTACTACTCGACATCGCCCGACGCTTCGTCGATCCGGATATGCCGGGTGTGTTCTGTTCGACGGGCAACGAATGGCCGGAGATCGTCAGCTTCGTTCGACACACGCCCAACGTCACGATCATCCGGCCGCAACTGACGCCGCGGGAAGTGATCGCCCGATACGGGTTCCCGTTGGTCAGCAAAGAACAGGCACGTATTGTACGACAGATACGAACGACACAAAGCGAAAAATTACGCAACTATCGGCTCTATGGTGACGGGAAACGCAAAATGGGAGTTATTTCGAACAAATGGCGCTATCTGACAACCGAACCTTATACAACATCTGAGGAGTGCTGTGAAGTTCTCAAAAAACGGCCATTTCGTAAATACAACCATGAAAACAACGCCTGCGCAATGGTAGGAACAACTGCATCCGAGAGCAAACTGCGCGAACAAAGATACATTATGCGTGGCGGTTGCAACGCTTTTTCAAACGATCCGAGCAAGACACACAGCGCCCCGTTGTCGATATGGACGAATGCGGACTGCTGGACCTACATCCACAAATTGTCGGTGTCATACTGCCCAATTTACGACGTACCGGGCATAGATCGCACCGGCTGCGTATTCTGCGGCTTCGGCGCCCACCTCGGGGGGGGGAGGCGCTTTCGGGTGCTCTACACCTTACATCCGAAACTCTACAAAATGGCAATGAATTACTCCAACAACGGCTACACGTTACGCCACGCGCTTCGCCGCATGGGCGTGATGCTGCCCGACGAACAACCAGAACTTTTCTAAAAAATGAAAAAGATAGAATCTATTATTGATTCATGCAATGAATGCAGATATTGTATCCGTTACAATCGGCCCGATCAAAATTTTGGCTGCGCTTTTATTTGTGAAAACGCAGAAAAATTAATCTGCATAGACTCGCGTACAAATCACACCCACTTGTGCGAACCGGGCTGTCTGCCTGAATGGTGTCCTCTCGAAAATTACAACTCAAAAAATGAAGGATAGCAATGGCAATTCGAATCCTATACATAGACCTATTTTGCGGTGCCGGCGGAACCTCGACGGGCGTTGAGCGGGCACAGATCGACGGTCGCAAGTGTGCGAAAGTCATCGCATGCGTCAACCACGATGCCAATGCGATCCTCTCGCATGCGGCCAATCACCCGCACACGCGCCACTTCACCGAGGACATCCGCACACTCGATCTCGGACCGATGAAAGTACACGTCGCCCGAGAACGCATGAAGCACCCCGGTGCGAAACTCGTGCTCTGGGCCTCGCTGGAATGCACGAACCACTCCCGGGCCAAAGGCGGCATGTCGCGCGACGCCGACAGCCGCACGCTGGCCGATCACCTTTTCCGCTACATCGAGGAGCGGCGCCCCGACTATATCCAGATCGAAAATGTCGTTGAGTTCATGGAATGGGGGCCACTCATCGTCAAGGAGAGCGCCGGCCCGGACGGTGCGGCCTTCTGTCCGCTCGACATCAAACACGACCGCAAGCGACGGACAACAACCGTCGCCCCGGTGTGGGTTCCCGACCCCGAACACAAGGGAATACACTACCGCCGCTGGGTGGAGGAGGTATGCGCCCACGGCTACCGGTTCGAACATCGTGTGCTCAATGCGGCCGACTTCGGGGCCTACACATCCCGGGTACGATATTTCGGGCAGTTCGCGCGGCCGGATTTGCCGATGGCGTGGCCGCGGCAGACGCACGCCCGAAATCCGGAGCAGACACGCGACCTTTTCACCGAACCGCTCGCGCCATGGCGGCCCGTGCGGGAATGCCTCGACTTCGAGGATCGCGGTGAGTCGATCTTCGATCGCCGCCGGCAACTCGTCGGAGCGACGCTCGATCGCATCCACGCCGGGCTGGTGAAATTCGTCGCAGGAGGCAAAGACGCTTTCCTCGTCAAATACAACTCCCGAAACCAGTCCGGCAAATACATCGCTCCGGGACTCGACGCTCCATGCCCGACCGTGGCGACACAAAACCGGCTCGGCGTAGCCCGTGTAGATTTCCTGTCCAAGCAGTTCAGCGGACAGCCTGCGGGCAAGAACATCCCCATTGACGGCCCGGCCGGAACCGTTACGACAATCGACCACCACGCCTTCGTATCGGCATACTACGGAAACGGATACAACTCACCCGTCGAACGGCCGGCCCCTACGCTGACAACAAAAGACCGATTCCAGTTGGTGCAGCCATTTATCACCAACTACTATTCCGGCGGCGGGCAACTCTCCGGAGTGGACGAACCAACCGGCGCGCTGCTGACGAACCCCAAGCAGCGTATCGTAAACGCCCACTACCTGCTGAATCCGCAATACCGGTCCGCCGGCGACTCTGTGGATGCGCCTTGTTTCACGCTGATCGCCCGGATGGACAAACGTCCGCCTTATCTGGTATCCATCGAGCAGGGAGTACCAGCCTGGACAATCAAACCGGACGACATTCCCGAAATGGTGCGCGTGAAAGAGTTCTGCATCCTCTATGGAATTGTAGACGTAACAATGCGTATGCTTCGGATTCCCGAAATGAAACGCATCCAGGGATTCGGCGACGATTACGTGCTCATCGGATCGCAGGAGGAACAGAAGAAATTCCTCGGCAATGCCGTCGTCACCCAAGTAGCGACCGCATGGAGCGAAGCAACTGCCACAGCTCTCGACGAAATAAAATCACCTGAAAAACAACACAAAAAATCCAACTATGAAAATCACAATCGAAAACACCGACAAAATCGTTACCTTGAACGGAGTTCCGGCCCGGATATGGGAGGGAGAAACCGATTCCGGAATCAGAGTCCATTGCTTCATAACCCGGATCGCCGTGAAACGGGACGAAGCACGCATCGAAGAGTTTGAACGGGAATTGCAGGAAACGGCATCCCCGAGTCCCGAAATAGCCGCCTACCCTTCACGCCTGATTATATGACATCCCGAGAAATCAAGGCGGCGCAGCTCCGCCGCCGCATGGCCATCCAAGCCATGACCCCGCACCGACTGCCGAAGCGGCCGAGCAAGGTCGAACAGCAGCAGGCCGCCATCGCCGTTGACATGCTCGTGATGGTATTGGCGCTGCCCTATGCAATGCTCGATCTCGAAGACGGACTCAAGGCTGCGGGAAAATTCCGACATGAGATCAAGCGCCGGCATCGTCAGGCCGAAGAGATCGTTTTCTCCGTGACGGAGCCGGCCTATCGAGTCTTCGCCCGCTACTCCGAGGAACTGGCATGGGATTACGTCGAACGGATGGAAAACCTCTATGCCTACATCCGGGAACAGGTTCCCGGCCTCGAAGGTGCAGACGGGGCGGTCGAGTTGATCGAAGCACTCTGCCGACTGATCGAGACCTACAACCGGCGACTCGAATACGTCTACTATTTCAACCGTGCAGAACCGATCTACAAGATTCCACGACTGCTCGAATGTATTCCCGCCCGCAGACGTGACATCGCCGAACAAATCGAGACGGCATTGCAAAACTACAACCGCGAACGATATGGAAAATCTTGACATCACACCCAAGGAGATCGAAACATACTCCCGAAAGTTGATCCCGAAACTGGCCCGGTATCCGCCGTGGCACTGGGTTCGAATTGCCGACATCGCGCACAATGTCGAACGATTCATCTGTATCTGCCAGTACCTCGCCGACAGAGGCGCTTTCGACGACGAGGATGGTGAAATGCAGATCGACATCTATAAAGATACCTTCGTGAGGCTCAACCCTATGTATTGGGAAAAGAAACGACTCCACAAACATAACCCTTATGATCGTAAAACTCAACATCAAAAACAAAATCCTTTTTAACTATCTGGATTATCTGTTTATCCGCAATCCGGACGGGACTCATCATGTGACAATGAAAAACGACTTCGGGCGTCTGCTGGTCGCTCTTGTCCGCCGATCGCCGACAGAGGTTCCCGTCCGAAACGACGGATTCACAGCGCGTCTGAAACTCCCGAAGAACATCTGTTCGCAAAATGCCGAGTTCTACCATCTCTATTTCACCGAACAGGACGCAGCCCGGCTCAACGTACTCCTCGACACGATCTTCAACCTGGATTTGAATGCCTACTACCTGAAGGGCAGCAAACGCAATATCCAGAAGCGGGAGATCATCGAGGCATTCATCGTCAGCAGGAAACTGTTCGCCGAAGATTTTGCCGAAACACTCGGCAAACGGATCTACCGAGAACAACTCAAAGATTTCGAGCGTTTAGTATCCTCGCTCTACAACAAAGCACGCTACAACAACGACCGGATCGAAGGGCCCGAAAAACCTTCGGAATAGCCGTTGTTAAATAAATTTAGTTTTAATAGCGATTTTAACTTTTTAACTGATAATAAAATGCCACGCAAAACCATCGTCCGCCTCTCGGTCAAGTCAGCCTTTACCCCGGAGGCCCCATTTCGGGAGCTGCAACTCTCACCCGGGAGCGCTTCCATCGAAATCTCATCCAAAAAAGAGACACCGGGACTCCTCTGGACTACAAAGATCACCGCAACACTCGTGCGGGACGATCGTCAACTCCACGAGCCCTGCATCTTCCGGGTCCGGACAACCGAGGCTTACTATATCATCGGAACCGAAGATATCCCGGCGCAACCGACGCATAAAGAAGAGCATTTGGTGGTCATAACCATTGAATACAAGTCCAGGACCAAACCCACGGCGCATAAAAAGGTCCTTTCCATAGCCCCCGCCTGCGAGTAAGTTTGCATCGAGTAAACTATTCGCATTATGCCCGACATCCGAGTCGCACTCTCCCTATACCGTCATCCATGGCTCGTGGACGCCGCAATCCTCGCCGTAGGACAGCGCATCCTCGCCGGTGGGAAGATCGACCTCGAGAAAAAAGCAGCGGCCTATCCCGTCCAACTTGTCCAGGACGCTCCCGAAAATCCCGAGGCCCCCGACACCGAAAAGAAGGTGGACGGGGCCGTCGCGGTATTTCCGCTCAAAGGGATGCTCCTCAAAGAGGATACATGGTGCAGTTACGGTACCGAGACCGTCGCCCGGGCAATACGCAGCGCCGCACATGACGACCAGGTCATAGCGGGGGTATTGGCCGTAAACTCCGGAGGTGGTTGTGTCGATGCTATACCCTGCATGCTGAAAGCCATCGACGAGTTCAGGAGTTGCGGAAAACCGATCTTCGTGCACTCGGATTACTGCTGTTCGGCGGCATACTGGATCGCATCTGCGGCCGAGCGTATATTTATGGACAACACAATGGCATCCATGGTCGGCTCGATCGGGGCCCTCGCCCAGGTCATGGAAACCGCACCGGGAGATCTCGAGAAGAACGGATACAAAATCCACATGATCTATGCCGAAGAATCGCCCGACAAGAACAAGGCCTACCGCCGTCTTCAGGAAGGGGACGAAAGTGTTTACAAGGAGGATCTCTCGCGCATCGTATCGATCTTCCATACCGACATCAAGGCCAACCGGCCCAACCTCGCGGCAGACGCTCCGGGAGTTCTCACCGGCGACGTTTTCTACGCAGATCAGGCTGTCGCCAACGGTCTCGCCGACGGCGTGATGACACTCGAGGAAGTCATCGCACTGGCGGCCATCGATTCCACGAAACCGAATCAATCCATTTGATACCATGTCTTTTCTCAAAACTATTTCAAAGGCCATTCTGAAGACAGTAGGAGCGGCCGAATTCGCAAAAGACGAGAGCGGCAAGCCGATCCTCACTGCCGAACAGCGGGCCGTCGCCGTCGAGAAATTCGGCGAAGGTGCCATCGCTGCTTTCGAGCAGGCGCTCGCAGGCGATGACGACGACGCACAGAAAGGCGTCAATTTCCTCATGGCACTCAAAGAGGCGCATGATCTCGACGCAAAGGATCTCAACGACCGTCTCACTGCCGCGATGGCGGCGCAGAAGAGCGCCGAGGCGGAGCGCGACCGTCTGGCCAAGCTCCCCGAACCTCATCCCGCCCCGACCGGAGCCGCATCAGTTCCCGCCCCGGCCATTATGGTCGATATGAAAGCCCTGCACAACATGCAGGTTGCGGCAATGCTCAAGGAGGGCCGCATCTATGGGGCCGCCGACACCCCCACCCTCGACGTTGCGGAACTCAACAAGGAGTTTTCGATGGCGATGCCGCCCAAACAGCGTATCGACATCCTCACCAAGGAAATCTACCTCGGATTCCCCGACCATGTCCACATGACGATGGTGCAGTCCGACACCGATTACATCGCATCGGCAGCCCTGATCGACTCCGTAGTCCAGGAGTTCACCGACGTATGGACTCCGAAGGGACAGGCCAAGTTCACCCCGATCCGCATCCCCTACCGCCGCCACAAGATCAACGTGCGCATCAAGCCCACGCAGATTCTCAAAAGCTGGCTTCTGTATCTCTACCAGCAGAACACCACTTTCGCGCAGATGCCCATCACCAAATACATCGTCGAGCAGCACATCCTGCCCAAGATCCAGGATGACCTCACGCGCAAGATGGTCGGCAAGGGCAAGTACGAAGCCGCTCCCGCCGGACAGAACGACGGTGACGCCGGACGCGACGCCGCGCAGGCCATGGACGGATTCGAAACCATCATCTGCGAGGATCTCAAGACCGGCAAGGCCAAGATGAACTTCTTCAAGGGCGCCGTAAACCTCTTCGACCTCGAGGGCAAGGAGTTCCTCGATGCGTTCCATGCCTACGTGGATGGCATCAGCAAGTATTTCGTAGGCAACCTGCCGATCTTCTGCTCCGAGCAGATGGTGCTGCACTACCAGCGTCAGGATTTCGCCGTAAACGGCAAGTACACAGGCCAAACGATCGGAAACTCGGTGCGGTTCACCAAGTTCACGCTCGTCCCGCTGCTCTCCATGTACAACTCGCCGATGCTCTTCGCCACTCCCAAGGAGAACTTCGTGGAACTCGTGGACATCAACAAGGCCCCGAACATCATCCAGAAGATCGAAGAACACCACTACGACGTGGACATCATCGGCGAGTTCTCACTCTCGGTCGGCTTCCGCATCGGCGAAGCCTTGTACGTATATGTCCCGGCGGACTACGACCCGACGAAGGCCATCATCGCAGACTCTTCGGATATCGTGGCCGAAGGCAGCGTGTGGATGCACGGAGGAACTGCCGGAACAGAGACGCCTGCTCCCGACCCCGACGCCGGAGGCGAAGAGGAAACCGCTTAATTTCGAATAGACTATGGCACAGCAAATCAAATCAGTCCCCCGCCCCGAACCGGGCGCGGGGGTTCCGACGCCCAAAGGTGAATTCCTGTACTTATACTTCACCGACGACATCGAAAAAGAACCCGACATCCAACTGGGGAAGACAGCCTACACGGCCGAGGAGTTCGCACTCAAGACCGGCGCCAAAGGCATCAAGTTCTACGCCACATCCGGAACCATCGAACCCGTCATCGAGAAAACCGGGGATACCGATTCCATCGGATTCACGCACGGGATCAAATGGGCATATCCCGGAGCCGCGGCCGACGGTGTAATCTCCCTGCTGGCGAACCACTCGGTCGTAGCGTTCCACCAGACCTGCGAGGGCGGGATTTCCCGAAAGTACGGCTCCAAGTGCTGCCCCCTCTGTTTCTCGGAGATCACCTACACCGACAACAAGGAGGCCAACAAACGCGAAATCACCTTCAAAGGTGCATCTCCCGAAAAATACCTCCCGATCGACATCTCCGGAGATCTCCCCGCAGTCGAGGAGTTCGAGGTCGAGTCCGACGCCGGAGGTGAAACCGCCTAACACGCAGCTCCCATGACCAAAGAAGCAACGACAATCCCGAACTCCCCGACGGTCCAGACGGCCGCCGGGGACTCGGATGCACAAGAGAAAGTGCGGGATATTAATTCGAAACAAGACGGCCGCGACGCCCCGACCGAACCCGCCAAACCAGAAGATGCGGATACCAGAACACCGGTTGCATCCCAGGCGTTCGGAATCTCCGAGCGCACAGTCATCGTAATCGCAGCCGCAGGTGCAATGGCAGAACTCATGCTCCGCATGTGGCAGAAAGCTGCGGCGCCGGCCGACATCCGCATCGTCCCGGTGTTGTCGTTAGCCGAAACGATGGCTAACATCATAGCGGACGACCTGATTCCTGACGAATTCATCTTCGTGCCGCACGGATGTTTCCCAACGGCCAGGATGACGCTCGCGGACCTGAGTCTCTACCGCCGGCGCGTTCTCCCCAAGGGCAAAACGGCCGAACACACCGGACTCCCGATGCTCCTGACCAAAGAGCATCTCGTCGATACGCTCAAAGAGTTCACCGACCCGGTACCGCCTGCCGACGAGGATTTCATCGGGCGTTACAACGAGATCGCGCACGCCGGGGAGATTCCCAATCAGGTGGCATTCTCGTTCGGCAATGCCGTGGGATATGTCACCCGGCCCGACTTCTGCCCCGCGGTGCTGATCGACTTCCTGCGTCTGCGCAAGTTCGTATGCGTGACGCCCGAAGCGTTCCCCACAGCACAGCCTTATCTCGAGGAATATGCCAAACGGTAGGATTGCAGAGGACGTTCGCAAATGGTTAAGAGCCGGAGCCGGGATCAACGCAGGGCTCCGGCTCTTTTCCTCGATAAGCGCCAACCGCCATTTCGTCCGGATGGTCGCGGCCAACCCGTCGAAATACCGGCCGATGCTTATCGCCAAACTCTGCACCCTCACCGGAATCGACCCCGGCATTACCGAAGAAGAGCAGCAGACGCCCCCGCGGCCCAAATTCCGGGAACAGTACCCCTTTCTCCGGGAAACAGGATGCCCGCCCGAACTCAAAATCCTCGCGGCCGACAAACTGACAGCATGGGAGAATTACACGCGGGCACACACAGCGCTGTTCGACTGTACATCCCCCGAAGAATGCTACACAACAGCCCGGAAAGTTCTCGACAATTATCTGGAAAACCGGCAGATCTTCGAAGAACTCGACCATTACCTCCGACACCGCACGCCTCTCGGAGTGCATCCGATATTCGAACGGCTGCGCAAAATCCGCGCGTTCCGAAAACTCTCCATCCCCGAATTGTTCAAGGCGCAGAAACGGCTTCAATACCGCGTCTGGTGGCTGCGCAAAGTCATCGAAAAGAACGACAAGCCGCATCTCCGGGAAAACCGCGTGCAGCTGCTCGCGGAGTACGAAGCGCTGCTCCTCGAAGCGGACAAAATCATTGCCACCTATGCCAGATAATCTTTTCGACATATTGACGGCCGGGGAGCAGACATGCACGCGGCCGGAGCCGACACAAAGTCCGACGAAGAAAAACCATCGCCGAAAAACCCTGTGTCTCGAGCTGTCCGATCACTATCTGTACCGACGGGCCTTCTCGGAGTGCTCCCTGCTGGATGCATGCGGATCGTTCGACTTTGCGCCGGGGCATTCCTATCATTTCATCACTGCCGGTGATGTGGACGCTCTTTCCTACCTGAAGGCCATACTCCGGCAGCAGCCGCTCGACTACTGTCTGTTTTCAACATGGTGCATGGCCGCGGAAGATATATTGCAGTTCGATCAATGGCTCCAGGAGGGCAAAATACGCCGATTGGACGCCTATGTCGGCGAGATATTCCCGAACTCCTACAAGGTCGAATACGCCTTGCTGAAGGAGTGTTTCGCCCGAAATACCGGGGGGGGGAGAATTGCCGTTTTCCGCAATCATTCCAAAATTTTCGCCGGATACGGCCCGCGTTTCGCCTTCGGGATCGAAACCTCGGCAAACATCAACACCAACCCGAGAACCGAAAACGGGTGCATCACAATCGGACGCGAAATATACGAATTCTATCGCTCGTATTTCGACGGTATAAAATCATTCGAACATGAATAAACTGTACGAACGGGACAAAATCGGTGCGGCGCTCGGCCCTGAAGACCAGGAGCGCGTCCGAAAACTGGCAGGATTGAATTATACCCCGCGAGAAATGGCGGATTATTTCAAGGCCGACCGGGAACAATTCATCGCCGAAGCCAGCGATGCCGGCAGCATCGTCCGCCAGCTGATCGAGCAGGGGCAAATCCGCATAACGGCGGACCTGTCGCTAAAGCTGTACGACAATGCCAAAAACGGCGATGTCCCATCCATTCAGCAACTCGGCCGGATTCGACGCGAAAAAGCCTTTCAGGTGTCGAAACTCGACCTGTTCGGAGGATTCGAGGACAAGGAAATCTACGAGAAGCTCAACGAATACATTTCATCGGGGTGTTCCGCAAGCCTTTCGAGAGACGAACAGACGTTCTTCGAACTCCTCTCGACGATCAGCTCTCTCGACCGGAAGTTCGGAAAACGAAACACCGTCCGACTGCTGGTGGCTCAATACGGAATGACCTATGCGAAAGCAGTGGATCTCTACGAACAGGCCGACGCACTTTTCTATTCCAACCGGAACAGCGACCGCGAGGCCCTGCGGAACAAATACGCCGACATGCTCTACGACTGGGCCGTGCAGGTGGCAGACACGGCACAGTCGGCCAAAGATTTCGAGATCGCAGGCGATCTGATGATGAAAAGCCGCGCCGCCCGGGGACTCGACAGGGAAGATATCCAGAAACTCCCCGCGGCCATGTACCTCCGCCCGATACGTGTATTCTCGCTGACGCCCGAAATATCGGGACTCCCCAAGGTCAACCGCCAGCAACTCGCACAGCATATCGCAGCCCTTCAGATTCCCGAGCGGGAACGGCGGCGCGTCCGCAACGACGCATTCATCGAGGACGTAAACATCGAAGAATTCATCGCATATGCCGAACAGAGCCAAAATTAAAACAGGGGCAAAGCCCTATGTCGCCGAGGTGCTGATGAACTGGCTCGCGCAGTTCCTGGCGATGATCCTTCCGACCAACCTCGCGCTGATCGCAGGACGCGGATCGGCAAAAACTTCGGAAATTCAGGTCGAACGGCTGATCGCAATGATGTACGACATGCCCGGAGCCCCCGCAGCATGGGTAGCAGATACTTTCACCAACCTGCAAGCAAACGTATTGCCCACTGTCCTCGAAGGACTCGAAAGGAAAGGGTACCGGGAAAACACGCACTTCATCATCGAAAAACAACCGCCCGAATACTCGGATAAGGAATGCGAAGATCTCCCCCAGTGGCTCCGCCCGCATTTCTGGAAGCCGTTCAATAAGATCGTCAGCTACAAGCGTACGATCATCTTCTTCACGGGATTCAACCTGACATTCGGATCACTCGACCGCCCGGCCTCCTTGGCAGGCCGCTCCTACGTCCATGTGTTCGGCGACGAAGCCAAATATTTTCCCGAAGAGAAGATCGCAAACCTCCTGAAGGCCGTGCGAGGATACCGGGTGCAATTCGGGCGATCGCCGTTCTACCGCGGGCGCACCTTCACGACGGACATGCCGAACGCTTCCAATGTCGGGGAGTACGACTGGATATTCAAGGACCTCAAGAACATGGACAAGGAGATGGTGCTCACACTCTACAAAACGGCCCTTGTGGTGAACGAGGCGACGCAGGAATATATCGCGGCAAAGGAACGGTTCATGCAGACCCGCACGGACGAAGACCGGAAAGAATACCGCAACAAGCTCCGCACGCTCAACAGATGGTATGCGGACTGGTACGAACTGCGCAAGCACCCGAAGGCCCGCACCGTATTTCTGCTGGCATCCTCGTATGTCAACGTAGACATCCTATCGCTCGAATATCTCGAAGATGCGATGTCTACACAGCTCGCGGATGTGAACGCCGCGATCCTCTCCATGCGCCCCAGACTCGAAGCAGGAATGCGCTTCTATGCCAACCTCGGAGAACGGCACTTCTTCGACGACGGGAATATCCTGTCAGTACAAAACGCATTCGGCCTGCGGGATCGGGAAGATTGCAGCGTCCTCCGTTATCTCGATCCCAAGCGCGCCCTCGACGTGGGAATGGATTTCGGGAATATGCAGTCGATGGTCGTGGCACAGGACGACGGACACATCCTCCGATGCCTCAAAACCTTCTACGTACTCCCGCCGGCGTTTCTGCGGGAATTGGCGGATGATTTCCTCGCCTATTTCGCACAACACAAAGAGAAAACCATAAACCTCTACTACGATCGAGCCGGAAACAACTACCGGCGCCAGAAAGAGGATTTGGCCTCCAAAATCAAGGAAGCCATCGAACGCGATGCCGATGGCAAGAGAACCGGATGGAAAGTGATTCTCAAATCCAGGAACCAAGGCAACATCGGCCAGGCTGACGAGTACGTCTACATGCAGGAACTCCTATCCGGACGGAATCCCCACCTTCCGGCCATTCTGATCGACACGTACAACTGCCGACCCCTCAAAGCGTCGCTCGAAGGAGCCAAGACACGGAAAACCGACAAGGATCAGATTGCAAAGGATAAACGAAGCGAGAAACTCCCGCCGGAGAGGCTGCCGATGGAATCGACCAACATGTCCGACGCGTTCAAATACCTCGTGATGCGCAAGACCTGGGTGGCTTTGACCCGTAAAGGCACGCGGCCGATCCGTGTCGATGCTGCAATCTAAAACCGGCTGACGAACACCATACGGTTCCCGCCCCGAAAAAAAATCGGGGCGTTTTCTATTTTTTTTCGGCAAAATATTTGCATAATAATTAAATGATTATTATATTTGTATCGTCAAACAAAGCAAATGAACTATGAACCCAAGCAAAGAACAAAAGGAGTTGGAAAAGGAGCTGATCTATTATTTGCGGCTTTTTAATGAACTCAAAGGCCGGAACGGGGCCGACAACATAATCCCGTTCATTGAGGCAAAAATCGACGAATTGGTCGAATCAATTAAAATGATGTAAAACAAATCCCCGCCGTGAGAGGGCGGGGAATCAAAACCGAAAAATATGGATATTAAAGCGAAAATGGACGATTTCAAGGATCGCTACATAGCGGCCCGAACGGAAGCCGAACGGGAAGCTATTTTCGACCAAATCCGCGCCGAAATGGACACTGATGCCGAGGGGGTTGCCAAGGCTGTTTTAGCCCAGATAACCGAAACGAACGAGCGGGCCAAAGAGGCCATCATCAAGGACCAGATAAAGGATATACTCCCCGTTATATCGCTGTCGTATATAGCCAAAGAGTACTTCGGCAAAACCAAAGAGTGGCTCTACCAGCGCGTAAACGGGAATATTGTCAATGGCAAACCTGCAAAATTTACTGACGAAGAAAAGCAAACTCTAAACTTCGCACTCAAAGACATCGCTAAAAAGTTGATGAAGATAAGCGTTTCATAGTATTGCTTTATTTGACACTAAACAGATCTGAAACGCCGCGCCCTGATTTTTTCGGGGCGTTTTTGCATTATTTCCCAAAAAGACCTGACCAACACCAGACTCGGTTTCACAAAACTGATCGCCTGCCGCATGGCCGACGAACTATTCGACGGGCAGCACGAAGCCGACGCCCCGGCCTGCTGATCCCCGAACACGATTCCGCCCTCTATGCACCGGCCCCGCTCCCCGCGGGGCTTTTTCGTACCTGTTCCATCCGGGACGAAGTATCATATTTCACCTTCCCGGGAGGCGTGCAATTGCACAAGGAGGAGAGAGCGGCTCGGGCTCAACTCGCACACAAAACAACCGTTTTTTCGAGCATTCGGTCCTCTTCGGTTAATTCCCAGCGTATTACGCCGAATCAACTCTGAAAAACCATGCAAAAACCACCTTTTTTCAAACGGGAATCGCCCCATTTCTCTCCCATAAACGCATAAAAAGAGGGAGTTTGACGCACCCAAACTCCCCGAAACAGGAGAAATTCATCGTTTCCTCCGATGGATCTCAACCTCTATGTAAGGGCAAAGATAAGGAATATTTTCGGAATGTAGATAGGAGGCTAATAAAGCAGTCCATTCCAGATTCCTTTGCGGATACCCCATAAAATAAATTTAATAAATTTGGCATGTGGCAATTTTTTTGCTATATTTGCAAACACCAAATGCAATCAACAACTGATAACAATGGGAGTAGATGCTTAGTTCTACATCTCTTTAGAAGAAATGTAGAAAAATAGTGAAACTAAATAGTTTCACTATTTTTTACTTATAAACGAAGACCACTTAATTATGATGAAAGCTATTTGGGAGAGACTCAATCCATATTGGATGTCCTTCGGAACTCTCTGTTCTATCGGGTCATTATTATTTTGCATTTTTGCAGATCAAACTTTATTAAACATAGCTTTCCTTTGTGTCATTGCATGGCTGGGAATACTTCTATGGCAAATTATTGCCATTTTACGAACGTATTTAGACAAGCCATATCCCAATGATCACAAGTGCGTTGCATCTTTCATCAAGTACACTTGCAATGATGGAGATAATGTAATATTTGAAACTCATAAATTGATTCAAGCAAAATGTTTTCTTTTGGAACGATTCAATTTAGGGCTTAAATGGAGCGGAGACCAAAAACTTCAAGTTGAATCAATGCTACAAGATGTCGAAGAATTTGAGGTTTATAATAAAGATGACAAGTACGACAATGCCGTATTAAAGTTGAAAAACCCTGTTAAATATAATGACATTGCCGTTATTCATTGTAAGACGAAAGTTAATGATGCTGACCATAAATCCAAGCCAATGGTGGAAGTTGCCGTTCGTGAACCAATGGACATGATTCATATTTGCATAGAATTAGCATATAAAGAGACCAATCCACCTGCCAGATGTTCTCGGAGACTTATTCAAACCATAGTTCCAAGAGAATACGATACAATAACCTCTATTGAATTCAACACTCATACCCGGCAATATGAGTACTGCATTCCTAACCCGGCTCCTGGATTTTTTTATCGAATCGAATGGACGAGATAACCCCGCCTTATCTAATATCCAAATTTGTCCTTTAATACCCGCTATCAAGCGGGTATTTTTGCGTCATGGATCTGTATGCAGCCATCAAACAGATGCGGGAACTCTCGGATCGTCAAGAGCCGTTCTCCTTTTCCTTCATGTCGTGTTCCACATCGACACAGGAGAGCCGCGGGATCGTGGATGTGCGGCATGCCCGACTCCGCCCGCGGCCTCATGCCGACGGGAACCGCTTCGCCGAACTGCTCGAGGAGTACGTGGACCTCGACACCGGAGAAGCCCGCCGATTTTACCGGCCGCTCCTAATGATCTTCAACGGACAGAAAGTAGTTTTACAATGAAGAAACAAACAACCGGCAAGAAACCGAAAATCCGACATCTCTCCGATTCGGCCGCTATCCTCGACTTCGGAGGTCAAGCCATATCGCTCTCGACCAGCCCCCGCAGCAGTCTCGACAGCTACATCTTCGACATGGCGGCCGACGGCGGAGGCAACTGGGAGCAAACCTATCAGACCGTACGTGGTTACAAGATCGTCCCCTACGGCATCAACAACGACTTTCCCGTGATGATCCGTGACATCATGGCCCGCAACAACCTCGCTCCGGGGGTACTCCACCGCAAACAGAACCTGCTGACCGGGCAGGGAGCATTTCTCTACGAAAACGCCTTCGACGGCGGCAAGATCACACGCCGCTGGGTCGATGATCCGAACATCTCCGCATGGCTCCGATCCTGGGACTACGATCGTTTCATCGACCAGGCCGCGACGGACTATCTCCATACAGGCGGGTTCTTCGCCATCCATCCCCTCGAACGCGGATACCGCCTGCCGGGACACGGCCGCCGCATCGCCCGACTGGAGTTCGTCAGCGCAAAAGACGCCCGCCTCGAATGGGCCGACTCCCGCAATATCGACGACGTGCGGCACATCCTCGTCGGGGATTTCGAAACGGCTTGTGTGAATTCCGGACTGCGGAGCTATCCCGTATTCGATCCGACCGATCCGGGCCGCTACCCGATTTCGGCATCCTACAACTACACCTATGCTTTCGGACGCAATTTCTACGCTACGCCCGGATTCATGGGTGCCATCCGCTGGATTCTCCGCGGTTCGGACATCCCGATGATCTTCCGGCATGTAACCGAAAACGGATTGAATCTGGCCTATCACGTACACTCCCCGCAGGGATACTGGGACCGGATCGAAGAAAAACTTCGGGAAAAGTATCCCGAAGAGCAGCCCGAGGAGATCGAAGCCCGCTACAAACAGGCCAAAAAGAAGATCCTCGACGCACTGACCGAAACCCTCTCCGGGAAACAGAACGCCGGGAAATTCTTCGAGTCCATCGACTCCTATGATGACGACAACAATCTCATCACATGGAAGATCGAGCCCGTAGACCAGAAGATCAAGGACTTCGTGGAGGCGCAGCTCAAGATCAGCGAGGCAGCGTCCTCGGCGATTACTTCAGGCATGGCACTCCACCCCTCGCTGACGAACATCATGGTGAACGGCAAACTTGCCAGCGGCTCCGAAATGCTCTACGCCCTCAAGGTGTTCCTGCATTTCGACACGCGCATCCCCGAGCGGGTAATCCTCGGTCCCATCAACCAGGCCATCGCCTACAACTTCCCCGGAACCCTCATTCAGCTCGGGTTTTACCATGCAGTAGTCATGTCCGAGGAAGGAATCTCCGAATCCGAACGTATGAAAAACAACTGATGCCATGCTTTTCAACAAAGACAACGACGGTCCGGCCGAACTTCAGGAATTGCTGGGCATTTATTACCAGACCAACCGCTACTCAGTAATCGCCACGGAGATCGCACTGGCGGAGGCGGACATTCGCCGCATGATCGGCAGCGAGCTCTTCGCGCGGGTCGAAACCTACTATAATTCTCCGGCATTCGAAACTTCCGGCTCCAACCCCGAAGCGCTGATAGCCCGTGCGGTCCGACTTCCGGTCGCAGCGCTGGCCGTCTACCGCTTCTATCAGCAGAACACCGTAGGCCATGAGGACGAGGGACGCAAAGTGAAACTCGACAAGGAAAACGAGTCTATCCCGTGGCGCTGGCAGATCGAAATGGACGACCGGGCCCTGCTCGACCGTTATCACCGGCTGCTGGATGCCATGTACCGTCTCTTCGAGGAAAACGACATCCCGGAATGGCAGCAGGCTCCGGTGCTCAAACGGCTCAAAGCATCCCTCGTGCGTTCGCTGGATGAATTCCAGGAGGTATTCCCGATCGAAAACTCCTACCACACGTTCTATCTGCTCACGCCCTTCATGATCGAATGCCAGGAGCGGAAGATCGTGCGGGTCATCGGGGAGGAAAACTTCCGGAAGATTCTCGCAGGGGATACTGCTGAGGACAACCTCGAGGAGATCGCCGCAGCCGCAAAGAAGTGCATACCGCTCTATGCGGTGCAGACCGCCGTAAAGCGGATGTCGGTGCAAATCCTTCCGGACGCAGTCGTGCGCCGCTTCTCGGCATCCTTCCAAGGAGGAAAAGCGAATGAACCGGCCGACATCCTGACAACACGATACCTGCTGCGCACGCTCGAAGAAGAAACCACGGATGCCCTCACCGAGCTCCAAAAGGCCGTAACCAAGCGGCGCAACGTTGCTGCCCAATATGATCCGCTGCCCGAGAACGATCCCCGAAACAAATACTTCACCGCCGGATGAACACACTCGAAATTCCCGGCCGGGGTATCAAAATCGACATCCCGGCGACGTACGACGAGATGACCGGCCGTCAGGTCGTCTACATCATGCAATGCCTGGCGAAACATCGTGCGGGGCTTATGTCCATCGACGAGTTCCGGGTGAGGGTTCTGTACAAACTGTGCGGAATCCGCCGGACACTCCGGAGTGCGATCCGAACGGCATGGCATCCCGAGACGCCGGCGCAGCGCGAACGACGGGCCGAACAGGTCGCTCTCCTCTGCGATCAACTTCTCGGCGGCATTCTGGAAAAAACATCCGACGGTTATCAGATCCGGTTCGACTCCGTGCGCAACTTCTGGCCTTCGGTGCGCACCGGCTGGCGAAGGCTCTTCGGCCCGGCGGAGGCTCTGCTGGATATTTCGTTCGCAGAGTTCCGCGGGGCATCGGACGAAATGCAGCTCTATCTGCAAACCAACGACGAGCACCATCTCGACCGGATGCTCGCATGTCTCTACCGGCCGGCCGGCCCGATCCAGCCCTCCGGCCGCCGCGTCGTCCCCTACTCGCCCGATACGCTCGACCGGTACGCCAACCTCTGCCGCCGCTTCAAGCCGTGGCAGAAACAACTCGTGCTGCTCTGGTTCTCCGCATGCGTGAGGTACATGCAGACCGGCCGCTTCGTCATCGGCAGCCAGGAGATCTCCTTCGCCGAACTGTTCAGTTCCGACACATCCGAGAAAGACGGGGACTCTCCCGGGTGGATTACCCTGCTTTACGACTTGGCAGAGAAACGAATCTTCGGAAGTATCGAAGAGACCGATCGGCAGGGGATGATCGAAATCCTTTCCCTATTATACCACTATAAAAAACGAAACGATGCTGCTGCTCGCAAACACCGCTAAACTCATCCGATTCCTCGCCGCACTCCGGATTCCCGGAATTCGGGAGGCAAATGCCGTTGTAGACGAAAGTTCTGCGACCAAGATTCTCGGGAACGCCGCCATAACGGAAGCACAGATGATCATGACGCTCCCGGGGGCGAAGATCGACATGGAGAATGTGGACGTTCACTACGAAGAGAACGCCGTCATCGTTTGGATACTCTCGAAAGGCGCCGGGATGGCCTCCGGTAAAATCGTGGATATAGACGAATATCTGCGGCTGCACGGCCTGATGACGGCGACACTCGAAGCATTTCGCAGGGCGATACGCGAATCGGACAACGGGGCATGCCCCTATCTGGCAGGAATGCAAATCGAGCAGATCGTTGTGACTCCCGAATACAACGTTTTCGGGGGCTGGAACGGGTGGTGCGCGACCATAACGATCCGATAGGTTTCCCCGCGATTTCATATCCGCCCCGAAAAAATCGGGGCGTTTTTGTTTTTCCGGCAAAATACTTGCACAAATGTAATTTATAAATTACTTTCGCGTTATGAAATATAAAGCAAATCCACAATGAAAACCGAGAAAACCAAACCGACCAGCATTTTGGAAAAAATGGTGGAAGACAAAAAGGCTATCCACAAGTGCATTCGTGAAGGTGGCGATTTGAAAAAAATTGCCAAAGAACGCCATGTACGATTCATTACACCCTTATAGCTACAAACTCTGCGGTGAATTAACATACGAATTTACAACAAAGGCTGGTGTTGTATATGTTGCGTATTTCCTCGATATGACCGCATATGACGACCTTTTCGAGAACGTATACACATTCAATTTCGACACCCGAGTAGAAGCAAATATTCCGCAAGATGACAGAATTGCAGATACAATCTGCGCGATAATCGGAGAGATTTTCAAAAACAACAATAATGCCGTCGTGATTGTCTGCGACAACACAGATCATCGGGAAAAAGGTAGAAACAGGCTATTTCAACAATGGTATACCCGTCTGCACGACACAGCGATTTGCAAGGTGGACAAACAATATAGGTCTGAATATTACGACATCTATTCATCCTTGCTAATACATGAAAATAATCCGGATTTCGATAATATCGTTCGAGCGTTCATTCGACTGTCTGAAAACGGATTTATACCCGAAACCGAAAATGAGGACAAAAACATTAAATCAGATCAAGAATCAGTATTACGGTGAGGCAGGCACGCCAGAACGCGACCGTATCGAACGCGATCTCGACGCATTGCGGATCGGGCTGAAAATCCGAACGGCACGGGAACAAAAAGAGATGACTCAGGCACAACTGGCCGACCGAATCGACAAAAAGCGCACGTTCATTTCCAAGGTCGAAAACGACGGTGAGAACATTACGCTCAAAACGTTGTTCGATATTGTAGAGCGCGGATTGGGCGGGAAATTATATATTGACGTTCAATTATGAACGGGCTATCCTTACTGTGGATCGCCGACGCACCTGGATTACAGATGTGATCGCAATAGAGCCCCCTTTCTATTGTTCCCTAAAGCGTGACATTTCGTCACGTTTTTTTTTGCATCTTCCGAAAAGTTCACTATATTTGTAGTGCTAAATCTCAATGCGGTATAATGCCGCCGAATTATTTCGGCTTTTTTTGTACCCGTATATTATTAAATTTAACTGCGTCGAGTTCGGTAGCGGAAACGCCCGACGGCCTGCATTGAGAGCCGAGCAACTCGTAACGCAGTTTTTTATTGCTAAATCTCAATGTTATGAAAACCACCACAACCTCCGCGGCCCCGCTCCCCGCGGGGCTTTTTCATCTCCCGTTTTGTCCTTTCCGACGGGGGCATGGCCGGCTACATTTGTTCCGAAATAACCGCCATGCCTTCACTCGTCGAGCAACACTTCGTCCGGGAGGTCCTCGCCAAACAGGGGGACCGCCTGCTGTATTATCAGGGCAATGCCATCCGCGAAAAGACGAATGCGCATTCCGGAAACCTTTTCGCACAACGAAGGATCGACGTATCCTCCGGCGACGAGTTCTCCGGCAAACTGGCCTTCACCCATAAAATTTACGAGCGGTTCCTCGACATGAAGGCCGTGCAACGGGGCCGCCGGACAATTCGCCAGAACCGCAAGATCCACAACCGGTTCATCGAATACACCCTCGCCAACATCGAATACAAACTCCTGTACGGTTTCACCGACGAAGTGGCCCAGCGTATCAAAGCACAGTTTAACGAACAAAACCCGCAGTAATGGCTTCGAAAATCAGAGAGGAAGACCTCCGGCTGAATATCATCGTAAACGGCGACGACGGCCGCAAAAAGATCAAGGAGGCCGAAGACGCCTTCAACGACTGGCAGGAGAGCATCAGGAAGACGCGCGCCGAGATGGCGGAGTTGGAGCGCCAGGGCAAACAGAACACCGTCCAGTACGACAATCTCAAAAAGCGGCTGGACAGCCAGACCGCATCCGCCGACAAGGCTAAGCAGCGGCTCGACACGCTGACCCGGCAGATGAATGTCAATACGATGACCATCGGGGAACTCCGCAAGCATGTAAGGAACCTTTCCCGGGAACTGAGCCAGATGGACCCGCAGGATGCCAGGTGGAAAAAACTGAACGCAGAACTGCAAACCACAAAGAACCGGCTACGCGAATTGACCGGAGCCTCCCAAGGGATGCAGGGCGCATTCGACAAACTGGGATTCGGGAAAATAGAGGCTGCCGTCGGAAAACTGTTCGTCTACTACAACGCCATCAAAGGCATCTTCAGTCTCTTCACCGGCGGGATCAACAAAATCCGGGAGTTCGAGCAGGCGAACGTGAATCTCTCGACGATCCTCGGCGTCCATGTCTCCCAAATGACGGGGCTCACCAAATCAGCGTTGGAACTCGGACGGACGACCGAATACACCGCATCCCAGGTCACGAACCTGCAAACCGAACTGGCCAAGCTGGGCTTCAACCAGCCGCAAATACTGCAAATGACAAAACCCGTGTTGCAGTTCGCCACGGCAGTCGGAGCAGATCTTCCGGAAGCCGCGGCGCTGGCCGGCGCAACGCTTCGGGCCTTCGACAAGGATGTATCCGAGACGGATGACGTATTGGCGACAATGGCCGTAGGGTGCAACAAGTCCGCCCTCTCGTTCGAGTATCTGCAAACCGCCATGTCGATCGTCGGGCCGGTGGCCAAAACGTTCCGGTTCGACGTTAAGGATACCATCGTCCTGCTCGGAACCCTTGCGAACAGCGGCTTCGACGCATCGAGCGCCGCGACGGCAACCCGCAACATCCTGCTCAACCTCGCCGATGCAAACGGGAAGCTCGCCAAGGAACTCGGCCAGCCCATACGCTCCCTGCCGGACCTGATCGACGGCCTCCAGCGACTCGACGCCAAAGGTATCGACCTTGCCAAAACACTCGACCTGACCGACAAGCGCAGCGTGGCGGCGTTCAACACGTTCCTGCGGGGAGCCGGTTCGATGGGAGAACTCCGCGACAGCCTGCAAGATGTCGATGGAGAACTCAAACGCATACAGGAAGAGAGGCTGGACTCTGTCGAAGGGTCTGTAAAACTCTTGCAGAGCGCATGGGAGGGACTGATGCTCTCCTTCTACAACAGCAAGGGGTTCATAAGGGCCGTAATCGACGCGATCACCGGGCTGATCGAAGGCGTCACCAAACTGATCGGGCCCAGCGAATCCCTCATAGACCAGTTCGACCAGCAGCTCGACAGGGTGGCCACGTTGGAAAGCACCATCCCTCCGCTGGTCTCGGAGTACGAAACGCTCCGCAGCAAAACCGAGCTGAATGCCGACGAACACGAGCGGCTCAAAACCGTCACCAAAGAACTCGCCGATGCCTACCCCGGGGCAATCAGCGCTGTCGATGAATACGGCAACGCCATAGAGGTCAACACGGCAAAAATAAACCAGTTTCTCGAATCCGAACGTGCCCGTCTGAAATACATCTATGCCGATTCGATCAAGGACCTCGAAAAAGAGGTGGAGAAACAACAGCAGATTATTGAGAACGCTCAGTCGCAAATCGAAAGAGGAACTACTTATACAGGAGGTTCGCTCGGCGGTGATATTGGGCGCATACGCGATTTGACTTCCGAAGAAGTAGCAGCACTCCAGCGAAATATCGCCCATGCCCAAGAAATCCGACAGGGTGCCCTGGCACAGCTTAAACGCCTGAACGGCCAGGAACTGGAGGAGATGATCTCGGCCCAGAACGAGCGGCGCGAGGCTGAGAAAGCCGCCGCGGAAGAAGAAAAGAAACAGCGCGAAGAAGAGGAGAGACTCCGTCAGGAAAAGCAGGCGCAGCAAGCCGCGGCGGCGGCCGCTTACAAAAATCTCGACGAGAAGGAGATCGCCGAGCGCATTGCTCTCCGAAAGAGATTCCTCGACGGGGAGATCGCCACCGAAAAGGAGTACAACGACCAGCTCCTGCAACTCAACATCGATTCCCTGAACAGGCGTCTCAATTCCGGAGAACTGAAAGGCAAGGAGCGCCTCAAAGTCGAGGAGCAGCTCACCACCCTGCTCCTGCAAGAGGAGAAACAGGAACAAAAAGACATCGAAGAGATCGAGAAACAACGCATCGACAGCATTACCGATCCCGTCGAAAAAGAGGAGGCGCTCTATGCCCAGCAGCAGAAAAAGTATGCCGGGAACACGGCCATGCTCGAGCAACTCGCCCGAAGCCATGCACGCAAGCTCACGGAGATAAAACTCAAACAGGCCCTTGATGCCCTGAAAACCGAGGAGAATCGCTACAAACAGGAGCGGGACCTGATGGTAAACCAGCAGAAAGAGGAACTATCCTTAGCGACGCTCACCGCCGCACAGCGCAAAAAGATCAAGAAACAGCAGATCGAAGAACTGAAAGCTTTCGACACCGAATACTATACCGAAATGTTGACAAAGGTCCAGACGCTTTTCTCCGAAGGGCAGATCGACATTCCTACGGCCGAAGGACTTCTCAAATCGATAGACCTCGATTCTGAACTGCTGAGCGACGAAGAAAAACGGCAGCTCCAAGAAATGATCGACACCATCACGGCCAAACTCGCCGCGGCGAAGGATGCCGTAAAGGAGCTGGGATACTCGTTCACGACCAGGCAGGGCGACATCCTGGGGTTCTCTCAGGATGACTGGGGCCTGTTCTTCGAAAACATATCCAGCGGCAAGGCCGGGGCCGACGAACTGAAAATGGCCCTGACGGCTGCCGCAGAGGCTGCCGACATGGCGATGACCCTATATTCAGGCTACGACAAAATGATGACGGCAAAGGAGAATGCCTCGCTCAAAAAGTTCAAAAAGAACCAGGACGAACGCAAAAAATCCATGGAGAACAGGCTCGATGCCGGGCTGATGACTCAGGAACAATACGATGCCGAGACCGAACGCATGGACGAGGAGTACGACAAGAAACAGGAGGAACTGGAAATCAAGCAGGCCAAACGCCAGAAGGCCCAAAATCTCGCTCAAGCTACGATTGCGACGGCGCGGGCCGTAGCCGAAGCTCTTCCCCGCCTCGGTCTGGCAGCAATCGCCGCCGCCATGGGTGCTGCACAAATCGCCACGATCGCAGCAACGCCAATCGCCGGAGCCGAAGAGGGCGGCCTGCTCGTCGCACGCACTCAAGACGGCCGAAAGTTCCAGGCATCCGTAGAGCCCGACAAGCGGGGATATGTCGAGCGGCCCACGGTCATCACCGGGGAGAACGGACTCGAGTACATCATACCCAACGAAGCCATGAAGAACCCTACAGCCCGACCTATCATCGGACTCTTCGAAACCGTGCGGCGGCAGGGAAACCTTGCAGACTTCAATTTCGGCGAAGTACTCCCGGGCCTCTATAACATTCCCGGCAGGGCCGCAGGCGGAGCCATTTCCCCGGGACAAGCAATCGACACGATCAATGCAAGTCCGACGGTTTCCACCGCATCCGAAGGTTCTGATCCGGCACTCGTCAGGCTGCTCTACACGGCGGTAGTCAGGCTGACCGAACGCCTCGACGAACCCATCCGCGCCGATGTGTCCCTGATGGGCAAGGCCGGGCTGATCGAGAAGCAGCGCGAATACGAACGTATGATGAACCGCGGAAAACTTAAATAGACATGTTACTGATCAAAAGTCTCGAATCCGGACGAACGCTCGACATCACACCCGGGCAGGAGATAACGCTCACCCTCGAAAATCCCCTCTTCGCAGACGACCGCATGCCTGTGGCCGTCTCAACGGGCATCGAGTTCCCGCTCTCCCCGACAAACAAGGTGGAATTCCGGTTCGTCGATGTCATGATGATTCCGCCCGCCGTGCAAAAGATTCCCGCCACCATCATCTTCGAGGGCTTCGAACTATTCTCCGGGGAACTCCAGTTCGACGAGTTCTCCGACGGAACGCTCAAATACACATTCGTAGGTGCCGATGCGACAGAGGCATTCTCCGGGAATATCCACGAAATAGCGTGCCGTGACTACGGAGGCATGGCAATGTCAACATTCGTGCAGAACGCCCGCAAAGGAGATTATCCCGATATCGGACTCCCGATGATCGTCCGCAAGGCCAACAGCGCAAAGATCGAATACCCCACGGCCGCAGGAGAGGCGGAATGCTCTTCGATCGACAAATACGCCAACCACCTCTACACCAACACCCCCTATATCATTCCGGCAATCAAGGCAGCCTATCTGCTGGAGAAGATCCACCCCAAGCTGATCTTCCCATCTCAAATCCAGGACTATCTCGATCGTATGGCCATACTCGGAACCTACAAGCCCGAAGCGTGGCAAAATGACCGATACGGTATCCCCTATACAACACCCAGCTGGAGCAATCCATATATCGGAGACGGATTCAATGCCGCGGAGGCCCTGCCCGAGATGACAAAGGCGGAATTCATCGCCAACATCCTCAAAATGTTCTGCGCGACGATATTCCCCGAAAAAGGATACTACAATGTACGCACCAACAGCTCGATACTCCAAGACAAGACATTTATCGACTGGACGCAGAAGGTATCGGACATCTATGCCATCGTCGCCGGAGAGGCCGGAGGCTACTCCCTGGAATACGCCAACGGCGAGCAGAACTACGACCCTGCCAAAGAGGAAGATTTCGGCGAAGAACTCGCACAGAGCATCTATTCTGCATCCAACTACGAGGAACTGGTCTCCAAATTCCGGACTTCGGACGACTATGTCGATGTTCGTGTGACATTCTCCGGGAACGTCTATTCGGGAAAGGCCGTAAAAGCCTACTTGTACTGGAGCCGCTCTCCGGGCGTGATGGGAAAGCCTATTTTCAACAAGACAGAAACCTCGATACCACTCATTGACATCGTATTCCAGGCCAACGTCAACAAGGTCGAGCTGTCCGAAGGAGGAGGCGACGGCCAAAGCTACGAAAACAACATCGGCTTCATCTGCACCCCTTGCATCCCGGCAAATGTCGCAACGCTCATCTATGTCGAATCCACACATTCACAGGTGACGCTCCGCGCCATGGCACCCGTCGTCGATATTCCCACCGTCGGCGGAAACCGCCCTTCGGACGTATACATCGGGTTACTGATCGAAAACAACTTCTTCGATCAGGGAAACTATTTCACACGCCCCGAGCCCTACATCGACGGAGGCTCCGAGATGGCGAACACACGTTATTCCATCGCCATCGGAGGCACCAACGGGCTCTATGCCAAATTCCACGAGACATTTGCGCAATGGCAGGTAAAGAAGAAAGACTCCGTAAAGGCCGATGTGGTACTTTCTCCCGCCGACATCGCGCAACTCAAACTCTGGCGCAAGATCATGCTTTACAACCGGCTCTTTCTCATCAAGACCATGGAAATCACGCTCTCCGACAAGGCAACGGCAGCATTCGCCAATGCCGAATTCGTAGAGGTGTAATTGTCCTTTCATCCCGATTTCTGAAACCATACATTTGACGAAAAAAACATGGGATTCACAATTCGCGGTCACTATGCGGTCTCCTTTACGGAGAATGCCAGCAATATCGTTTTCTCCGAAGTCGAGAGTCCGATGCGCATATCATATTTCATAGACGACAACGTGATAGTCGATAATGTCGAACTACATCCGGATGCGAACGGGGAGGTCACCATCCACGTCCGCCAACTGGTTCGGCTTATCCCTTCGCTGGCCGGTCCATACACAACCACCAAAAATCTCCCACAGGTTGCGTGGAGTGCTAACAAAGGTGACGAAAGTATGAAATTGGGCAGCTACTTAATGCCGGGAGGAGTATCGAAACCTTTCGATACGGCATCTGAAATCATCGACTTCTTTGCCCGGAACTTCCTGACGCACCAGCCGCAGATCATCGAAACAACACCCCGGCAGCCGCAATGGCTGGCATTTGTCCGGCCGTACCCCTACCAGACAATGGAACTTCACACCACGCTTTATACCGCCAACGGCCGTACATTCACCAAACAGATTTCGGAGACCCCCGGTTCCTACACATATAATCAGATCGACACGAGCTTCGGCGCCTGCTGGCAAGAATTCTGCGAAGAAAAGGGCCTCATTCCCATCGCCTACGATGTCTTCGGAACCAGCCAAAAGGCCCAAATATCGGGAGGGGTCACGACTTTGATCGACAAGCCCAACCACCCGATCGGGCAACGCTATCTCCTGCGTAAGGACCGTATGGACGATCAATGCTTCGGGTTCGTGAATGGCATGGGAGGCTTCGACACGCTGATGATGCAAGGAAAGACCATTCTCAAACCAGAGGGAGATGTCGAGACCTTCACCAACTCCGAGGTCGAAAAGGAACTGACCAACAACTATACCTCCTACTGGGAGACTTCCACCGGCTATATCGATTCAGAGCGTATGGCCGCACAACATCAGGATTTCATCAAAAGCCGCGACCGTTGGGTTTACCGCGACGGCCAATGGCATCGGATCATCGTAGATGAATACAAAGTCGAACACGCGGCACGCGAACTGAATGCGTATACCTTCAAATACCACCTCGCAGAACGCAACGAGCAGCGTTTTTACGAGCGGGCAGAACTTCCCGAACCGCAGATCATACCCGGAGAATTTTTCCCCGAAAGACGATAAGATTTGTCCTTTCAAAGCGGACGCCGACCTCCTAATTTTGCCTCAAACGACCTGCACATGGAAACGAAAGCCGCAAAAATACGACTCAACAACCAAACCGATTTTTCATTCATCGAACAGTTTCAGGAATCCGATGACAACGGGAATCCGGTCCCGGCTCCCGTTCCCGAGGACAGCATAGATTTCGAAATCGAATTCTTCGCCGACAACGGCGTCCGGTTCAAGGTGTCCCGCAGAAACGGCATATACGATCATTGCGAAAAACTCGACGACAACCGGCTCTGCGTATATGTCCCCCTATCTAAATGTTTCCTCGGCAGCGGGTGGCTCTGCCAAAAGCTATGGATCAGCTCACCCGGTGCGTTTTGGAACAACGCCGCGAGGAATATCTGCATCCCCTCCTGTCCCGGGATTTGGCTCTGGAACGGACCCAGCGACGACGTGAAAGCGTCGGCAGAGATCGAAGCATTCATCGGCACGGTATACCGCGGCAAAGACGGCATCACGCCCCACATCGGAGAGAACGGGAACTGGTGGATAGGAAACGAAGATACGGGATGTCGGGCGGAACCGATCCATTTCGGCCCCCGGGAACTGTTTCCGGAGACCGGAATTGCCGGAATGCTCTACATCGACACGGCAAACGAGAGGGCCTACCGCTGGGACGAAGCAGCGGTCGCATACCGCTGTGTCGGATGGGGTATCGACAGCAGCGACGAAATAATACTCTCCGCGCAGGACGAGGCGTAAACACCGACCGATACGATAAACATCAACGCAGAAGCACAGATGAACACATCGATTACAGAAATAATGGCCATGCAGCGCACGGCCCTGTTCCGGCAGAATTTCGAAGAGGATTTCCCCTTCATCTTCCGGTTCCCGGACGGCAAGCGTCCGGAATATCCCTGGAAGATCGTTTTCAACACCTACGAAGGCCCGAACAAGTCCAGAATATCCTTCACGGCGGCGTTCGACGGAAAACACTACACGAACTGCCGCCCCGTGGACGATACGCCGGATGCGATGCTCATAGAGTTCAAAGACCACCGCCTGCCTCCCGGGAAACTCTGTTTCCGGCTGCTGCGCAACGTTCCCAATGACTTGTTCGAAAGCGGAGAGCAGAAGAAGGTGCTCCCGCAGCTAACCGGATGGGAACTTTGGGCCGGGAGAACCGACTCGGAAACGCCGGCAGCCGCAACGGTTGTTCTGGAGAGGATGCTCCGGGGCATAGGAATCCCATCCGGCGGCAGCGCCGGCCAGGTCCTCGTGAAAAAGTCCGACAAAGACTACGATCTACAATGGCAGGATATGGATGCTGCCGGCGGAACGGCCGAGTCCCTGCATTTCGGATCATACCTTCAATTCCCGGCCGTAGGAAATCCGGAAGTGCTCTACATCGATACCACAGCCGACAAATCCTACCGATGGGACGAAACCGGACTTTGCTACAAATGTATCGGAGTCGGAATAGACGACGAAGACGAACTCATTTTGGACAACAACAGATAACCCTTTCAATCTTATCATTATGGCAACAAAAACTGTAAAAGCACGTCTTCTGCTCAAGACACAGACCGCGGCCGAATGGGCCGAACAAAATCCCGTCCTTCTGAAGGGCGAGGCAGGCATCGAATCCGACACCCGCCATTGGAAGACCGGCGATGGAACCACCGCCTGGAACGATCTTCCCTACCGCTCGGAGGGCCTCGAAGTCGGAACTGCTGCGCCCACTACTGTGGACGGCATCCCGGGAACGTTCTACTACGATCAGACCGCAGGGAAACTCTACATCCTGCTGAAGAAGACCGCAGGAAACGCCTGGGAGCAGGTGGCGCTGGCCTCCGACCTCGCAGCGCTCGGCGCCGGCGACATGCTCGCGTCGATCTACGCCAAAGCCGCCGGGGCAGGTCCTTCCAGCGGGAAAGTCGATCACGCCCTGCAAGCCGACAAGCTCGCAGCACCGCGGACCGTAGCCGTCACGGGCGACGCAGCGGCCTCGGGGTCGTTCGACGGCTCCGCGAATCTCTCGCTGGCCCTGACCCTCGCCTCGATCCTCACAGCGCAGTCCGATGTCCAGCTTCCGAAGATCTCCGTGGACGCCAAGGGCCGCATCACGGAGATCTCCGCCATGGCTCCCGCCGATGTCCGCACCCTGCTCGAACTCGGAACCGCAGCGCAGAAAAACGCCGGGGCAGCGGCCGGAAACGTGCCTCTGATCGGCGCCGACGGGAAACTCGACACCTCCATCATACCCCAGGTGGCGATCACCGACATCTTCGACGCCGACTCGAAGGACGCGATGCTCGCGCTCACGGCACAGCAGGGCGATGTCTGTCGACGCACCGACGAGGGCAAGACCTACATCCTTGCGGGGAACGACCCCTCGGTGGAGGCCAACTGGAAACTCTTCCTCATGCCCGAGTGCGACGTGGTATCCGTGAACGGAAAGACCGGCGTCGTGGTGCTCTCCACGGACAACATCGCCGAGGGTGGCACGAATCTCTACTGGACGCAGGCACGGTTCAATTCCGCATTCGCGGCAAAGAGCACGACCGATCTTGCAGAGGGTGACAACCTCTACTACACGGAGGCCCGGGCAAAGGCCGCTGCCGAAGCCTATCTCACCGACGAGGAGAATGTCTTCATTCTGGACGGCAACGCCTGACGACGATGGCTACGAAGACTCTAAAGGGAAAGTTTCTGCCCCAATACAGGACCGCGGCGCAATGGAGCGCCGCGGACTCCGTATTGCTGCGCGGAGAGATCGGCGTCGAAAGCGATACCCGCAAGTTCAAGTTCGGGGACGGAACAACATCGTGGAACAACCTCGGGTATGCCCAAAGCGGAACGACGGGCGGCTCCGGGGAAGCTGCGACTTACGAACCCGTTGAAATCAGCGAATACGGCGCCATTTACGACCTCACATCGCTCAACAAAGTTCCGGCCGGGGCCATCGTGACGTGGTATGCCAACGGGTCGGTCGTGGATGGAGACTATGGTCCTTTCGGAGGTATGGCGAAGCGCGTCGATGGCATCTACATCGCCATAAAGGGCTCCGAAGACGACACCTACCGTCAGGGCATACTGCTTGCTTTTCGGACGGACGGGGAGGAAAAAAGCATGGCATACGCCCATATATCCGGAGGACCGGGGGTCGGCGGAGTCGCCAGTGCCGGAGACTGGGCCGTTTACACCCCGGGAGGTTCCTCGGAAAGCGGAAGCGGCAGAACTGTCGTAGCCTCCGGTATAACGTGGGACGGGGTTCAGTTTAAGAATGTCACCGTTCCCATGCGGGCGTTTTCTAACCAACCGAATTATATTATCCGGGGATACGTTGGCAATGCCAATGCAGCATACGCATTTTCATGCGAGACATGCGGGTGTCTGTTGTCCGACGGCATAAACTTTATAGCTTCGGGCATTGTCAGACGGTCATTGACGGCCAACACCTCACTTGTGGTTACAGCTAATTATGTTGACCCCACCGAAGACAACAATCCTTATAGAGAAGCTGCCTTTGATACGCTCAGTATCAGGCTGACGGACTCTTCTTCGGATACGACCGTCGTGATCACGGAAATCATCGAGGAGATAACCACGGGGGGGG